ACCTGCTCGCCCTGGTCATAGGTCAGGACCAGCAGCTGCCCGTCCGAGCGGACGCCAAAAACCAGCGGGATCGGCTCCGCCGCAAAGGCCAGTTCGAGCAGGCGGTGCTGCTTGAGGAGATGCTCACTGGTAATGAGCAGATCGCGCGCAATATACGTGGTCATCGTGCGCTCGTCATAGGACATTTCCCGCAACTTGGAGCCCTGGCGTTGCGCGAAGAGCAACGCCGAGCCGACCTTCAGCGGCTGCACCGTATCACTGCCAAAGGTGGACTGGATACGGTTCCGGGGCGGCGTCGCAGGCGACAGCGGATCATCCCCCGAGCCGATCAGCCGGTACTCCCCGTGTGTCGTGCCGACCAGCATGTTTTCCGCTGGCATGAGCCACCGAATCCGGTTAAGCGTAATGTTGCCGCCACTATCGACCAGGGCCAGTTCCAGGGCATCATCGGCATTCGGGCCCAGCGTAAAGTTAAAGAGATCATCAATCACACTGCCCCAGAGGGTCTGCGGGAACTGCGCTGTCCCAGCAAAGTAGAGCCGCCCCTCGTACAGCACCACCGCAGACGGCCAGCCGAGCGTGTCCGACCAGGCATCTTCTTTCAGCGCCCAGGCGCCCGCTGCGGCAGGATCGTCTGTCCGTAACTCCTCGACAATCTGGCCGATGGCGTGCGTATTATCCGTGACGGCCGTGATGCGAATGAGGCCGCCATGGATCTCGATGTACTTCCCGACATCCTCGGGCCGAAACCCGCCCACCCCGTACAGGCGACAGGTAATCGCGCCGACCTTGCCTGCCGTATCCTGGTTGTTGCGGAACTGGAGATAGCTCGTCGTACTGGTCGCCGTAAACGAGAAGGATTGCTCGCCAATGGCATAACTGGCTTCCGCCTGCACATCGGAGAGCTGGGCCGCCGTGCCGACCTGGGCCGACACCGGGGCATCACTCACCCGGAACGCCACCCGGTACGCCGTGCCCGCCACCGTGGGAAGGCCCTGACTAATCCAGCCAATGCCTGCGGTCCCCCCGGTCAGTTTCGCCATACCGCCCTCGACCGCCGCGCCACCTGTCCCAGCGACCATGTACACATCGCCACTATCAAAGTCGTTCTCCGCACCCCCGACCATGCCCGGATCGCCTATGACGAGAAAGAGCGGACTGACGGAGGCCACCAACCCTGTCGAGCCGTCCGTCGTATTGGTCACGACCATCGTCGGACGCACGCCCGCATTGACAAAATCCTGCGCACTGTCTTGCAGATCGTCGTTATTGCCCCCGCCCGTATGCGTGCCGGTCACGACCTGGCCTTGCGAGACGTTGAGCCAACTGGTGAGATCGCCCGTGCCAAACGTCCCGTTGGCCACCAGGTTCGTCGCATTGTCTTGTTGCTGATACAGATCAATCGTCACCTGGGCGCCCACAGGGCCTGTTTTCGAGACCTTGGCCAGGGCCACCGGCGAGCGTTCGAGTTTCCAATCGTTGGGCAGGAGGGTTGTACTGCTAAAGGCGTCCAGAATGTCGAGGACTGCCGATGTCGAGGTAATCGCGGCCCGGATAATGCCCCGACCAATGCCACTGCTCAGGACGCGATCCACATCACTCACCAGAAACGTTGGGCCACTGGCGGTGACACTGACCCCCGTGCCTGTCGTGGCAGCGAGGGTCAAGGTAATGTCCGGGGTATGGCCCGCCTCATAGAGTGGCGGTGGATAGAAGGGAATAGGACGGAAATCCCAGGAAGTCCCGTCCGCTTCGAGGCGGGACAGCCGTTGCGGAGCATGATTGGGATGCACAAAGATCATGACGTCATTACTCTGCGCCGTCCGCAGCAACCGCAACTCATGATCCTGGTAGGGCGTGACGACCTCGACCGGCACGCCGTCGACCTCAATCCGCGCTCCCTGGTGGTAAAACCGGAGGTATTCGTGCCCGATTTCGAGGATATAGGCGTCCGTGGTCGAGGGCTCAAACGGCTTGACCAGCGTGAGGCGATCCGGATGCTTCACCGTGGCCACGTAGCGCGTCCCAGGGCGCCGGGTGACACCGCCTTGCGGCAAGACCTGGAAATTCTCTAAGAGGATGGCCCCGTTCTTATACCTATCTACCTCAGTTCTAGCAGCCATAAGGGAGCTGAGTTCCCCTGACGTAAAACTGCCACGCAAAAACTCGACCAGCGCCACGATTACCCCCCAAGCAACGTCTTGCCCTCTGTTGCTGACCCGCTACTCCCACTCCCACCGAGCGGCGAAGTCAACAACGTGTTACTTATTCCGAACCGCTGTTGCCGCTTGCGCCGCTCCGTCGCTACCGCTGCCCCGGCCTCAGTCTCGCTCGGGGGCGGTGGCAAGGGAGGCGGCGGCGGAATGGCTGGAGGCGCCGGCGGTTTGACCGGCGGCGGTACTTTGGGCAGGTCTGGTCCGCCCTTCGCCAGCGCCAGGCCCGTCGTGGCCAGACTCGCGGCGAGCCCTACGCCTGCGATAATGGCAGAGGTAATGCCCATCACGGCCCCCTAGCGCAACAACGTTTTCGGCTTGTGCCCCTTGGTATACATAAAATCTTTCAGGCTATCTTCACTCATCTGACTCATGCTCTGGACAGCTTCTCGGGCCCCCGCCGGCAGGTCTTTGAGCGGGAGGTGTCCATGCTTATGAGCAAGAGCCATCCTCGCAGTTCGGGCTTGAGACTCTGAGGTGGCTGGCACTGTTAGACCCCTATCCATTTAGTATAGAGTGTTTCGGTCTCGACCCACCCGAGCCGCTTAAACAGGCGCCCCATGTCCTTATAGACCTTCGTCCCGGCAAAGACCTTCTCCACCCCGCGTGCGCGCAACACCTGCTCAGCGGTCCGAAACAGCCGCATCGCCACATAGCCCACCCGATAGCCCGGCTTCACGTAATAGACATCGACGTAGGCACACAGATTGCCTCGGTAGTGCAGGTGCGGACGGATAAAACTGATAAAGTACCCCGCCAACGCGCCATCGACCCGGCACGTCACCACCGAGAGCGCCCCAGCCTGCTCCAGGGCGCCGTAGCTGGCATAATCGACATCAAGCGGCATCTTGTCCTGGTCCTGGGCAATCTCGCGCCAGTGATCTTTCCAACAGGCTTCCAGCTCTGGCAATACCGCCGACCAGCCTTCTTCCTGGCACGTCATTACGGGACCATCAGGCAACATCCGTGTCTCCTGTTCTTGCCGGGTCCTGCGCAGGACTGATGACCTCACCGCCAGGATCGGTTAACGCCAGCGCCTTCATCGCCCACATCGCCGCTTCTTCCAGTGCCGTGAACGCCAGCGCCTTCTCCCGACATTCAGGGATATCCGTATCCAGCAGTTCTACCAACAGCATGAAGGATTCTCGCGTCTGACTCATCAAGGTTTGCACGGCTAGCGATGGCCGATGGTACGTATGGGATTGCAGGCGCCGTTCCAGATGTTCACTCACACAATGCTCCTACCCATCGACTACGATGGTGCCATACGGGAACACGCGCCCGTTGGTCTGGCGCGCCCGCGTCAACGTCGTATTGGCCCGCAGGCGAAACGGCGAGCCTTCCCGGCCATCACTGCCCCGCGCCTCCGGGAGCAGCGCATAGGCTTCTTTCAGCTTCTGATCGGTGAGCGAACTCTGGCCTGTAAGCGGTTTCGCCAGCCGTGAGGCCAACATCTTGACCAGGACCTGATACGCCAGGGGCGACCAGGAACCGAGATCAAGCACCCGTTTCGTGTACTCGATGGACACCTCGGGTTGATCGCTAAACAGCACGCGATGCCCGTTACTGTCCGTGCCGATCTCAAAGTCCGCCCCGGGCCCTTCATCCGTGCCCCGCACCTTCAGGCAGTACGGATTGGTGGGCAACAAAAACTGATAGCGCCATTTCATCGGCGGCGTATCGGGCGAGCGAGCCAACCGGGCAAAGGCCGTCGCAAAGTTAAAGGGATGCAGCTCAAGGACCGCATCGCGCGAGCTGGGGTACAGTTCCCCGCACATGGTCGAGAGGCTCGTGCCATCCTCGAAGGAGTGGATACGCGGCGCATTAAACTCGCCCCCGCCGCACTCCGCAATAGCTTCATTGCACGCAGACAATGGGTCCATGCTATCTCCCGAGCGGCAGCGCCCGCATCAGCTCGATGATACACAGGAGGAGCACAGCCACCCAGACAGGCGGTGGATACCCCATGCCCGACAGCACGGCACACACAAACGCCGCGAGCGCTAAGAGCAGAAAGACGGTCAGCATATCCGCCCCCTCACCAGGAGGAGCCCGCAGACTCCCCCTCTCAGCCTACGCGGTCTGCACTGCAAACGATCCATTGAGAATATCCGCCGCGCCTGGAGCCTGACTCCCCACTGTCGCATACAACGTCACAGCAGTACGGTTGTTAAACACCTTGCGCCCCACCACCGGGTTACTATCGTCAGGCGTAGCGACTACGAGCATTCCATGCGCCCACGCCCCATCCGCCGTCAGGGACACCGCACTGAGCAAGCCCGCCGCACTGAGGGCCTGCACAGCTCCATCTTCATCGGTATACGCTTGCCAGCCAATACTCAGCGTGGCGCCCGAGGTCCACCCCGACCACGCAAACCACGAGCGGTACATATCCACGGTGCTATGCGGCGGCAGCTTGGCGAGGAGAATGGTATCGCCCGCCGTGCCCGTCGCGACTTGCACATAATCAAAGTCAAAGGGACGCTGCGCTCGACCATAGGCGTAGTTATTACCTCTTGGACTACTAATAAAGGCATTAGCATACTGGGTACTATAGGTCTCCGCCATCACGCAATCCTTTCAGGACCGCCCGTCGCCCGCAGGCACGTCGCGGCCCTCCTGAAGGGCAGTAAGCTATTACAGGGCTGCCTGGCACAGAATCGACAATACGCCACGGTCGTGCACGCGGACGGCCCCAAAGTGTTCCTTGACAATCACGCCGCGTGCCAGGTGGCGTGTCGGCAAGTCGCCCACCCAGATGCGGCGCCCGCGCCAGCGCGCCAGGCCCATCGCCCGGTGATGAAACGCCAGGTTGACGAAGTTGCCGCCGGACGTATTGAGCTGGTTGCTAATCTGGATGCGAAAGCCCATATACTGCTCGATGCGGCCATTGACGAGCGGCATGCGGCTGGTGCGCTCGCTGCCGTTCACGACGATCACGCCCAGGTAATCCGTGGACGTGGCTTCCGTTTGTTCGAGCAGGTTCTTGTGGCCCGCCGCATTGGTGATCCAGGTAAAATTGGTCATCCCCATCGCCATTTCGTCGGTGCCCACTTCGCGCGCATCGAACACCGCGCGGGCGTGTCGCATCTTGTCGATGGCGAGGCCCGAGGCATTGAGCGGCACCTGATTACCCCCGGTGCCATCGACCAGGGCGTCTGCCGTGTTATAGACGCTCGTGCCTGTGCCCGTCGCACCGCTCGTGGCCGTAGCCGTCACGGCGTCGATAATGACCTTATCGACCTTGCGGTTCATCGCCATTACGGCGTTTTGCCCATAACCCATTTCCAGATCAATGAGCATCTCCATCGCATCTTCTTCGTCGAGCATCTGCGCATCTTCATAATCGCCCTTCACGGCCCAGCGCCGATACGAGGGACTATCATGGAAATGCGTTTCGCCATGGCGCTCGCCGGTAATGTCCGTCACTTCCGACTCGCCCAGGAGGCCGAAGGCAGCCATCGTCCCGGTCACGCCATCCTTGACACGGACCGAGTTTTGCAGGCGAGCCATCTGCTGCTGGAACAGATGGTCATAATCTGATTCGAACTGGAGAACTAAGGCATCATTGGGTCCATTGTTCGGCATAGCCTTAATCCTTGAGGACTAAGGTTCCTGGCTCAGCGGAGGGTTGTCGTAGATTCCGTCCCTCCTGTGGGCCTCTCGCGCCACGTTCGCCACGTCTTACCGTGGAGTAGCCTGGTCTCTCGCACAGAGAGATTGTCAGGCACATGTCTAGGCCGCCCGCCCCCGCTCCTGGCGGTCCCGTGCGGCCACAATCTGTTGGTTTAAACGCATCAGCTCGGCCTGCTCCGGCTCCGACAAGCCCCCAGGCGCGTGCCGCTTGGCCGTGAGCTCTTTCTGCCGTGTCTCCATCGTCTGCATCGTGTTCTGGCCGGGCTGATAGAAGCTGCTCTCGATAAAATCGCCTTCGCCCAGCCGCCGCATGGCCTCGGCAAACGTGGCAACCAGATACGGCGAGTTAATGAGCCGCGCGCCATCCGCGGTCCGCGCGTCCCGGATTTGCTCCCACGCCTTGCTTCCTGCCTCGCCACTGAAGGCCCCGGCCCCAAAATGCTCGACGAAGCGTTGCGCCAGGGTCATCTCCCGCTCCGTATTGGCCCCAAACTCGGCATACAGGGCGTTGCGCCCGCTCTGATAGCTGTCTTGTTCGCGGCCTTCCTGGATATTTTCCGCATACTGCACGGTGCGCCAGTATTCCGCCATCACGCCATCCACCTGGGCCTGGCTGAGGCCATGAGCATAGAACGCCTTGGCCAGGCGGCCTTGCACCTCGCCATCCATGGTGCGGCCTTCCGGCAGCGTGAACGCATACTGGTCGGACGATGCAGGGCGCCCGAGCTTGTCGTAAATCTTTTGCATGCCGGCGGTGTGCGCCTCGGTGCCCGGCTCTTCTTTGGGGAGGTAAATCCCGCGTCCAATCATCTCGGCCTGCGCCACGAGCGTCTTGGCGGCACTCTCCTGGGTCAGGTGCTGCTGGATAATGGGCGCGCTGCGTAAGTTGTCGGGCAACCCACTACGCCAGTCGAGAAGGTTCCCGGTGCCCCCTTCATCCAGCAGGGTGCGACCGCTCCCGGGGTCAGCGCCAGCACCCGGCGTGAGCACGCTGCCCTCGGCGCCCGTCGCACCACTGCCCCCACTCCCGGCACCCTCTGCCCCTGTCTCTGCCATCATCGCGGACCATCGCATCACACTGGACTCCTGCGCCTGTAACCGGCGTCGTGGGCACAAAAAAAGCGCTATCCCCGCCCTGTCACAGGAATAGCGCCATAGCTCTTTGCGCCCCTCGTCTTAGCTAGGGACAAGTGACGCCGATATGCGGTTGTGTTCTACGCTAACAGTCTTTACATCGTCCTAGTGCCGCACCAGATCCCCTGGCAAGCCTGGCACCACGGCAATGCGCCGCTCGCCCTCGTGCCGGGCCTGCGTCAGCATCTCCTGCACGACCAGCCCCGTCGCTTGCATGAGCATCTTCAACGTCGTCTCCCACCCGCCCGGCATATTGGTAAACGACACGCGCGGGAGCAACTGAAACGCACCCGCCGGCCCGGGAATGGGTTGTTTCTCGCAGTGAATCACAATCGTGGGCGCTGGCTCCTGCGCCAGCAGGGTCTCACGCGCGTCCATCGCTCCCCCGTTCTTGCACCTTCTTGCCATCCGCAATCGCCTGAAAGATCGTCAGGACCAACCGTCGCCCACCTTCGTCATACAGCGACTCGCACGGCGTCGTCAGCCGCAGCGCCAAGTCTTCCAGAATCAATTCGCCTTGCGGCTGGCGCTCCAACCAGGCATACGCGGCCAGCGTCGCCTCACGCCGAGTCTGGGCTTCCCCCCGGCTCTCCCGACTGTCCGCCTGCGCCAGCGCCGCCAGCGCGCGCCCCAGCGGGATGCGTGACGCCATACGCCTTACTCCGGCACCGTCAAGACGGCATGTTCGAGCACATAGAGCACGTCCTGCTGGATCGCCGCATCCGTATCCCGGAGCAACGTCAAGATCGCCGTCCCAAAGGTCAAGCCCTTCATGCCGAGCCGAATCCCTTCGATCGGCGACACCTGGCCATCGGCCAGCGCCGCAACAAAGTTCTCGATGAGTTCGGCCAGTTGCTGCCGCATATCCGTCACGACTTCCAGGGCGACACTATAATCATGCGCCTCGGCCATAGCCGTCTCCCCTACGCTGCCATCGGCTGTTGCTGCATCGTATCAATCAGCGGGGCCACCCGGCCCATGGCCGTCAGGCTTTCGTTCTGCATCTGCGCCTGTTGCAAGGCGGCGGCCTGTTGCGCCCGGGCTGCGCGCATCTTCACCACCTCCCGCATATCCCGGATGTAGGCCCGAGGAATCCCTTGGACCTCAGCAGCATGGCGGAAATTTTCATCCCAGTCGAGATTATCAAGAATGTCGGCACTCTGCGCCATCGCCACGATCTGCGACCCGAGCCCCACCATGCCCTGAATCGCCTTAATATCATCGCCCCGCTGCGCCCGCGCTAAGGGACCATCGTAATCGACATCCAGTTGCCCGTTCGTGGTGCGTGCCGCCTCCCAGACTTCCATCGGGGGAGGCGGCAAGGCACCAGCCCGCCAGGCAATGCCAAACACGCGATCTTCTAAGGGATTCAGGAACTCCGCCAGCAGGCGATAGAACACCGGCCCCATGAGGCGCGTCATCAGTTCGATCCGCTGCGCCACTTCGTAGGCCGTCATGTTGCTCGCATCGGGCGGCGGCAACGCCTGGAGCGCCGTCACGAAGAACGTATCATCGATACTCCGGCGCAAGTCCGCCTGGTCAATCTGCACCAGATCGGGGCGACCCGTCAGATCCATCGGTTGCAACGCATCCATCTGGCGCACGACGTTGACCGCCCGCGATTCCAGGCTAATGTTGCCGATAATCCCTTCTTGCAGCGCCTTGAGCGGCGGCTGGACCCACAGCGCCAACTGTTGCAGATGCAACTCGCGCAGGGCGTTGAGCATGCGCACATCAGGCAACGCCAGATGGCCTGGCCCGTAGCCATAGGGCGCCCGTGATAACGTTTCCCACCGCGACACGAGATAGGGAAATTCCTGGAATCCTGTCTCATCACAGATGTGCTTCTGGTCCAGTTCGAGATACACGCCCGCATACGGCATATGCTGGTTATCATAGCGCGCCGGGTTACGGTCCTGCCGAGGGTAGACGCAGTGCAGGAACTTCTGCTGCTTATCCACCAAGTCGGCTTTGTCCGCCATCTCGCGCATCTTGACACTGCACTCGCCCCCGAACATCTGAAGCGCCTGGCGCGGCGTCAGCCACAGCTCTCGGAACAAGGTATCCACCAGCCCATCGGCATTTTCGGCAATGACATACGAGCCTGTCGGGAGCGTCTTAAAGTGGAGATGCGTCCCATCCGTCCCGAGCCGACTCCCGGCATACATGGCCGCCGTGCCAAAGCCGCCCAGATTCAGGTAATACGTGTGCGCCGCCTGATAGAAGTTGCTCGAACTGTAGGCCGCCATGAGCCGCGTATCACAGGCATGGAGCCACTGGTTCACGGCCTGCGTCTCGTTCAGCGCCTCGTCGCGGAATTTGAGCCTGCGCCATTGCAAAGCCTGGTTGGTGACCGCCGACATCATATTCGAGGCGAGAATTTGTGGCGCCCGCAAGGGATGGCCGTCAAAGATATGTTCCGTCCGTGACTGGCCGGGATCATGGAGTTCAATGATGTCGTCATGGCCTGGGATCAGCAAACGAACAATATCCTGGAAATCGAAATCCCAGGTACTCCGCTGCTGCTTCAGCGCCTCATAGCGCCGCGCCAGCTCATCGGCCTGGCCATGTATGGCTCGTCGCTCACTGCGCATGCGTGGCGCTAAGGTTGCCTCAGCCATTACGCGGCATCCTCGCACGCTGACCCATGGCGTAGCTCGACCTCCACCCCCGCCTCCTGCAGATACAACGCCAGAATAGCCGTGTCCTCGCTCGTGCCATACGACGCATCAATGATGATGACGTGGGGCTTCCACACCTGATGCAACGCCTGGATGCGGCACACCGTAAAGCACAACGGTTCTCGCGCCAGACGCTCGCCATTCAACGACGTCAGCCGTAAAGAGTCCACCATCGATGTCCTCGCCTGCCCCGTGCTGCCCGTGTCGCCTCCGCCATTTACGCCTTACTCCCGCGCGCTTTCCCCACGCTCTCCTTCAGGTCACCCAGTTGCGCCTGAAGCGTGGCAACCTCGGCCTGGAGCGCGGCCTTGCGCGCGTCAAGCGCCTGGCACTCGGCAATGACGGCCTGGATACTGGCACCCACGCACGCTCGCACGGCATGCGCCGCGTCATACACCCGACACTGCCGGTCCAACTCCTGATCCACCAGCTTGACCGCCTCCGCTAACGCTGCGGTGGTCATCGCCGCTTTGGGTGACATCGCCTTGTCGTCCGCCGGTGGCGCCGTGTCCTCCGCTGGCATATTCCGTCGTTCGCCCATGCTACATCACTCCTTCTAGCGCGGTTGCAGTGATCGTGACCGTCCCCGTCGTGCCCCCACTGAGCCGCGCCCGCACGAGTCGGAACCCCCCAACCGCCATCCGCCACAGTTGCGCCGTCGTGCCCGTCACCGTGGCCGTCAGAGCTGCCGTCCCCGTGGCCGCATTCGTGGCCTGGATGGCCACGTAAGTCGTGCCATCCTGACTCGCCTCAAAATTGACCACGCGATCCGCCCCGGCCGAGCCCACAATCCCCAGACCCACGACGCCATAGCCGGTCACCTCCAGCGCCGTCCCATTGCCCGTACTCGCCGCACTGTGGAGCGTGGCACTTTTGGTATCCGCACTCATCGCCGCCCCCCTGCCACCCGCCTGAGCGGATTGCCGCTACCGATGGCATACGCCTGCCCCTGCGACGAGGGCAGACTCCGCGGTGCGTACCGCTCACCCCACCAGACCGCAATCGCACACGCGAGCAGCAAGTCATCATGCTGGCCCTCACGCCAGGCACCGTACAGATCATTGCCAGCCTTACTCACTTTCCACTGGAACCCTTGCCCTTCTTTGAAGAGCATCTCCGCCTCTTTCAACCCCGCTGCCACGCGAAACCGGCGCTGTTGCAAGGCCACCATGAAGGTCATAATCAGATCCCGTTTCGGGACGTACCACTCATCCCAGCGTTCTGATCGGGCATGCTCGGCATTGGTGATCGTGAGGGCGATAATCGTCGGCTTGCCGGGCAAGGTCAAGCGTTCGCCTGTCAGACTGTCTGTCGTATGCCACCCGTCACGAAACTGATCCGTAACCGCCCGCCCTACCCCTGTCGCATCAATGACCAGCACGGCCCGATCACCCAGCTTTTCTAACCGTTCCCGCACGCCCTTGACCATCACCGGATAGGGCGTTTGCAGCGGCAGGCGTTCGAGATAGCGCGTATCGAAGCGTGGCACCAGAGTCCCCTGGTCCAGCAGCATCTGCCGCTCCATGATACAGAGGGCTGTGGGATCGACTTGTTGTCCAATATCCAGGCCCGCGATGAATTTCGGAGGCCGATAGAGGGCCGCGCTCGTATCCATTAATGGGTCCAGCCATTGCTGCTAAGCCCCAACGGCTGCACATCCCCTCGCAGCACCCGCCCATCCTCGACCATGACATCAGCAGGATCAAACAAGGGTGCCACCTCCCCCGACAACATCGCCATCAAGTCATCCGTGGTAAAGATTTGTTCCCCGGTATCCACAAACTCACAGAGCCACTCAGATCGCCAATAGAGATCCGGAATCGACCGCCGTTCATTGGCCAGAAACCGCTTGCTGAGGCGCGCATTCTCGGGGCCGGTCAGTTTCGTCCGGGTCCATCCATACACCCGCTCAGGCCGCTGGGCCTCTGGCTCGTCCGTTACGACGATCCCCACGTCCGCCAGGAGGGCATTGACGGTTACAGCATCCAGAGGCCCAGCGGCCTG